CGTTACCACATCCGCAGTCGTTGCCGCGGGCTTATTACTGGACAAAGTCTCAGTAGTATCATTATCAATGATGACAACTATCGTGTCAGAAGCAGTCGCAGTCGCAGTAGTTGCAACTTTGCGCGCATCCATTCGTTTGATTGCAGCTTGAACAATGTTATGTGCAATGTGCTTGATATGTTTGAACATTGCAAGGTAATGTAATTCAATGTAAATGTGGTTTACGGTTTATATTGTTTAAATTTGTAAAAAATATAAATGAATCTAGATTGTATTATACATACATGCACATGCACAGATGTCCATATGTCAATCCAGCCTGTTTAAACGGGCGTTGGAAAACGAAAACAACGCCTTAATAACCACGCTAACCACGCGAAAAATCAACGCCGAAAAGCTCCATTTTTTGAATAAATTGGGATTGTCCCACTCTGTAATGCAGGATTACATGGAAAAGTTGAGGGACTACCGTCACGTTGACGATTTGAACGGCGTGATGCACGGGGCGTACATTCGCTGGATTGATTTGAAGCGTCCAGACCGGCTCACGCTTGCGCGCGGGGCCATCATTTGCGACATAAAAATCGGTCAAACCGGCGTGTTGCTGCTGTGCAAAACGCACCCCAGCCCCGCCATGTTTCACGTCAGCATGGACGAATCCCTCATTTTCCAACGGTTGACGCCGCAAGAACGTATAATATTGGTTGCGATGGACTACATGGACAAGGACAACGATACGGTTAAGGACACCGATACCGATACCGATACCGATGCGGATACTGACGAGTAGATTGCATTTCATTTATTGCATTTCATTTACGACCCGCGAGTTTTCGTGTTTTTGCCAACCGTTGAGAAGACCCCTTGCGAGGCAGCAGCCGCGCCTTCTCCTTGCACGACATGTCGTAAAACTTCAACCCTTTTTTGCCAAACACGTTGGCGGTGCAAAGCGCAATGGTGTTGCTGGCCCCGGGAACGGATTTGATGCACTTGCACAACTTGGTTGCCAGAATGGTTTCGGCTTGCTGCTTTAGCTCGTGACTGCTTAATTTATCAAAAGGCATTTTGTAATACGAGAGAATTTTCTGATAATCGGATTTTGTCATGGGTGTCGACGACGACGACGCCGATGGCGGCATTATCCTAAATCCTGAATATATCAACACCTAATAAACCATGATAAAAAAATGTAAATGAGAGAAGGGAGTTTTAAGGGACTGAGTGAAAAAACTGTATAAAAATTAATATAAATTTATTATAGTTGCGTGTTACATCCGGATGGCATCTGCGTCATCTCCCACCATTTCCGAATTTCTGACCCGGTTGGAAACCAAGGGCAAAGTCGTAGTAATTGACGTGGACGAAACATTGGGTTACTTTGTGGAACTTGGCATATTCTGCGACGCGCTCACCCGGTTTGCATGGAACAATGACGTGAACGCGCAGTACGCGCACTTCAACCGGCTGATGGACGCGTACCCCGAATTTCTGCGCCCCCACATTTTAGAACTGCTGCAGTTTTTGAAAACGAGACGGGACTGCGCCGGCGTGCTGGTCTACACGAACAACTGCGGCCCTCGCATTTGGGTGGAGCACATCACCAAATACTTGGAATCCAAGCTGGGCGAGCCCGTGTTTGACCAAATCGTGGCGGCGTTCAAAGTGAACGGCGAAATCATTGAAGTGGGCCGCACCACCAACGACAAGACGTACGAGGACCTGATGCGGTGCACCAAACTGCCGTCCAATGTGGAGGTGTGTTTTTTGGACGACCAGCTGCACGCCAAAATGGAGCACGCGCGCGTGTACTACATTAACGTCAAGCCCTACGTGCACCAGCTCAGCGTGGACACGCTGCTGGACCGGTTCATGCAGGCACCCGCACTCCGGTCCACCGTTGCTGCCGGCGTCAATCCCGCCGAATTGCACGCCCGCGTCGCGAGGTTCATGCACAGCTTTAGCGCAAAATATGTGCCGAAACCCCCGTTGGAGCAAGAAGTGGACGCCATCATCAGCAAAAAAATCATGGAGCACTTGAAATTGTTTTTTGCGAAACGCATGAAGGTCGCCGCCGCTGTCAATACCCGAAAAATGTCGCTGAAAATACGCCACGGCCACAAAAACAATTCCAATCCCAGTCCCAGTGCAAATAAAACGCTGAAAAAAAAACACGATCGTATTTAGCACTATTTTTTTGTTGGGATATATTATAACCTCCGTCCCGTAAACCATGCTCAACATTTCCAGCTTGCTCTACCTCGTTTTCCTCTTCTACGTTCTTACCCCTAATGTGCTGCTGCGCATCCCTCCCAACGGCTCCAAGCACGTGGTTGCTCTTGTGCACGCCGTCGTTTTCGCCGTAGTGTATTACTACAGCGCCGGCTACGTGGGCTCCATGCTCGGATCGTTTTAAATTTCCATTTACTATCATTAAACTATTTTATAGATTAGAACCAAAAAGTATAAAAATTTATAAACCTTGCAATGCGCAACGCAATGCAATATCGGGTTTATAAATTTTTAGTTACAAAGCATTTGAATACCCCAATTCAAACGGCTGAGCGAACTTTGCGAGTGTGACTGCGTTTTTTCGGTGCATATTGAGTATACGAGTGTGAACGCGCCCGGCGCTGCGTGGCATTAAGTTGTCCGGACATGACAACAAAGTTCTTTTTCGGATTTTTAAGAACGGCCCGAAGCTTTTTCAATTTTGAACCAATCTGTTGTTTCAGATGGGAGATGGAGAGAGTGGATGCCCGAATGGGGGATGCTATTTTAGAACGTTGCGAATACTGAGTTTTTGATTGTGGCTTTAATGGTTTCAATTGTTTCAATTGTTTCAATTGTTTCAATTGTTGCGGGGTTAATTGAACTTCCAATTGTTGCGGGGTTAATTGAACTTCCAATTGTTGCGGTTTCGGAACAGCCGCCGTCATGATCCTTCCCCCCATGTGTCCGGGCATTTTTGTCGGAGGAACTATTTCTCGGGTGGCAACATCCATGCCAACTTCAATGCACATGCACTCCGACCCTCTTAACCACTCAAAACATTCCCTCAGGGTGTTTGTTGCCATTTGATGAAATGGCATTCCATTTGAAAATGTGACGGGTTGAGGGGGGGCCAGATTTGCCATTTGTTCTTGTGAAATGAACACAATGTGCCAAGACCGCAAAAATGTTCGCGATGGATTAGACGCGGATATCTTTAGTTTTTCTTTAATGCTTTCAGGAAATGTGATGGGGGTGTGAGTGACATGCAATTTTGTATGATAAATGGTTTCATGCTTGGCGTTTTTGACTTCATAACCGACATCATACGGCATTCTTGAAATGAAATTGTCTACATTGGGCGTTGAGTGCGAATACGTTACATTGTTAAACATGATGGCCGTGTTTCGCGTGATCATTGGGGCAATTGGAATAACATTGATATCAGAAATTATACGATCTGTGCGATATCTGCGCGGAATAAGTTGCGGACCCACCTTCACATGGCCACGAGGCATGCTGTATAACAATCCAACCGAAGACACCATGTTGCCAGGGGTTAAGTCGTAATGATATCCCACATCCCCTGCGCCCCTTCTAAGATATAAATCAAATGTGATGCTGTGTTCCGGACAAGTTAGAAAATCGTCAAATGTAAATTTCCGGTAGCTGAGCATCATTTGAAACATGGTGTAACGGATCAAATGCTCTTCAAGGTGCGAGTGTTGGTTGTATGCTTCAAATTCTTCTATAGTCACAAGAGGCATGTGCTCTTGAAGTTCATACTGCATGATTTGCCTTTTGGTGCATGTCATGGCACGCATGTCAATTGTATAAATGTAAGGAATTTTTGTGGCGTACTTTTTTTTCATGCGAGCGTCCAACGTTTCAGTTGATTGAAATAATGTGTCCAAAAATGAGCAAATGGGTTCAGTCAGGCGTGCAAAATTAACACGAGTGGAAACAAGTTGTTCCATGGGACATTCTGGAATGTTCAAGTTGGCATGCAAATGCACATTCCGCATGTCTTCTGCAAACAATTCTATCATTCTGTTTGGATCAATGGAAACCCGGTTATGCAATTGTGATGCTGTAACGCTGGGCAGCGACACGTCAACATAATCCGAATGATAAGAAATTGGAATTACGACGTTTTGCTGATTTTGGGGAACGTACACGTGCAGTGGATCCGTAACACCACTGTCACGGTTGAATGGAATAGTGTACGCATTATTTGCGATTGTCACTGTCACTCTGGGGTGATCGTTGGACTCCCTCGTAAGATAAAACGATAGTTGCTTACTATTTGCTGGATTCAATGTCAACATGCCTTCCGCATTGATATCAAAATCAATCCCGCTCACCAAATCATTCACCATCCCATGCGGGGTTAAGCAAAATAACACAGACAAATTATACAATTGGCTACCCGGTTGTGCTTTCATGTATTGGCCGGTCCAATCATATACATATAAGTATTGTGCAGAATCTCGGTCCAGTTGCACCAGTGATTGCATTTGTTGCATTTGTTGCATTTGTTGCATTTGTTGCATTTGTTGCATTTGTTGCATTTCACCTACATAATTGGAAGCAGCATCAGCCGGCGCAGAAGCAAGAGCAGCATCAGCCGGCGCAGAAGCAAGAGCAGCATCAGCCGGCGCAGAAGCAAGAGCAACAAGAATTTGATGTGCAGCACGCATGGCTTCATCAACCGCAGTGGCAAATTTTGTTGGGTCAAAATGCAAGTTTCCATAAACGTCAGTATTCTCACCAAATGGCACCCACACATCGTCACTGGTTAACTGGTTAAATATGGATTGTGATATCCCATATTTTTTTTTGATGGTTTGTGCCAATACTGCCAAATATGTCAAAAAATCATTCGGACTAACGTTATCAAAAACATCCGCAACATCCGCAACATCCAACCCGGATAACATTGAGAGGGGTGGATTGACCAACCCATTAATTTGTATCAGCAATGCAACCAAAGGGGATAGTATCGCTATCACGTGATCTATCTTTTGTTCATTTAATCGGTATTCCAACAACTCCGAGTCTCGGTAGTTTCTACCCTGAATGTCGCTGATTTTAGGCATAATTGACCCTTACAAATTGAGTGTTACGTGTATGATATGTGCATATGTAATGCACATATATTAAATTTGATATGGTTTTGTTACGATATTCTACGTTATTTCATTCTACGTTATTTCATTCTACATTTTTCAGTTCAGTGCGCGTGGAATTGTTGAATGTGCGGTTTGCTAAATTGAAGCAGTCCGGGTTCATGGGCGCAAACCGCTCGGTTCTGAATAAGAGAGGATGCGTTTGCGGAATCTGACGCGATTCAATGCGCACGTTGTACAGTTCGCTCTTGGACGACGGCACGTACTCGGACTGATCGCACCGCTGCAGCCCAAAAAACTGGTTGCGCAGCGTGGATTCCACGTTGACCGCCGTGGCGTAGCCGGACCACGGTGCAACCGCGCTTCCCGGGTTGAACACCTGTTCGGGGTTGTACACGGGGAAGGTTGCGAGCGGCACGGTGGCCTCCTTCCGCTGGTCCAGAATGGGCATGATGGCGTACTTGGTCAGCACCGGACGCGCGCACATTTGCGGCTGCAGCGGCGCCGACGGAACGTTGCGGTCGCGCATTCGGCGGCTCAATTCTTCCGTGCGTTCCTGCTGACACTGTGCCACCCCCCGCGCCACCCCATAAAATGGCTCTTGCGGCATGAACAAGCGGTTCCCTTGAGGTTGTTGTTGTGTCATTATGATTGTGGTTGTGTTTGTGGTTGTGACTATTATTATTGTTATAGCACAATATTTATATTTTTTGAACAATAATTTAAAGAGGTTATCACATTGTTTATCACATTGTTTATCACATTGTTTATCACATTGTTTGTATCTTCTCGTGAACCATGTGCGGCATTTTTTATTACGAATCGGTTGGATCTTCCCGCATTCCAATGCACGTGCTGAACATGTTGCAACTGAATTTTGCTAAAATCTCTCACCGTGGGCCGGACAACAGTCGCTTCGTTGTGAGTCACTCCGTTGCGAGTCACTCCGTTGCGAGTCACTCCGTTGTTGAAAGCCAGCGCTGCATCGGGTTTCATCGTCTGGCCATCAATGGTCTGGCCTCCACCGGCGACCAGCCGTTTTCGCTCTTTGGGTGCGAGCTCGTTTGCAACGGCGAGATTTACAACCACCGGCAGCTCATTGAAACCCACGGGTTCAACTGCATGAGCGGCTCCGACTGTGAAGTGATAGTGCACTTGTACCGCCGATTCAATGGCGACCTGCGCGCCACGCTGCGCGAGTTGGACGGCGTGTTTTCGCTGGTGCTCGTTGACCATGAGCACGACTTGGTGCACATTGCGCGCGACCCGTTCGGCGTGCGGTCGCTTTACATCGGCAGTTCCAGCGACTACGAGGACGACCTTTCGGTTGCGAGCGAAATGAAAGCGCTCCAGCACTGCGATCACGTGGAACAGTTTCCCGGCGGGTGCTACATCACGCTGTCCAAATTCAAACATAAGAAGTTTGACACGCAGTTGCAGGCGTATTATCCGAAGCTTATTCTGGACGAGGTGCAGGAAATGCCGTTCAACTACACTTTCGGCACGGCGTCTTTGGATGATGACATCCACGCTTCGCCCGAACAATTAGCCATGCGCGCGTGCGCCCTGGTGCGCGAGTTGTTTGAGGCAGCGGTGTGCAAGCGACTCATGAGCGAGCGCCCCGTGGGCTGCCTCTTATCGGGCGGTCTGGACAGCTCCATTGTCACCGCGCTGGTAGTGAAGCATTCGCCGGGCACGATAGTGGACACGTACGCCGTCGGCCTGGAAGGGTCAGTGGACCTGAAGTGGGCGCGGCGCGTGTCCGAGTACCTGGGCACGCGGCACCACGAGGTGTGCCTCACGGAGCAGCAGTTTTTGGACGCCATTGACGCCACCATTTACCAGATTGAGAGCTACGACACCACCACCGTGCGCGCGTCGGTGGGCAACTACTTGGTCAGCAAGTACATTTACAACAACACGGACAACGTGGTGATTTTCTGCGGCGACATGAGCGACGAGATTTTCGGGTCGTATCGCGGGTTCACGAAGGCGCCGAGCGACCACGCATTTGCCCAGGAGAACGTGCGCATGGTGCGGGACGTGCGCTGCTTTGACCTGCTGCGGTCGGACAAGAGCATCAGTGGCGCCGGGCTGGAGGCGCGCGTCCCCTTTGCCGACAAGGCGTTCTTGGAATGCGTGATGAGCCTGCCGCCGTGGATGAAGCGGTTCGGGGAAGGCGCCGACTATGCGGTGGAAAAGCACCTGCTGCGCACGGCGTTTGAGGGGCTGCTGCCGGAGGACGTGATGTGGCGGCGCAAGGAGGCGTTCAGCGACGGCGTGAGTGGACACGAGCGCACGTGGGTGCAGATCATCAAAGAATATGTGGACACGCGCGTCAGCGACACCGAAGTGAGCCTTGCAAACGAGTTGAACAAGTATGAGCACAACGCGCCTTATGACAAGGAGAGCTATTACTATAGGACCGTGTTTGCCCAATGCTTTCCTGGAAAAGGACGCGCGGAGACCATTCCGTATTTTTGGAGGCACCCGTTTTGTGAGGGCGTTCTTGATCCGTCGGCGCGCTTATTGAAGGATGTCTACGTGGCTGAGAACCAGGGTTAAGCAGAGAACCAATGTTGTTTATTTCATTTCATCGCGCTAAATGCCCCACATTTACGTGTGTGTACATAATATGCTATTGATTGATTTGGTTGGTTTGGTTGTTGTAAAATGAATTTGAATTTAGACCCAGTGGATCACGTCACGCTGGACCTCATGGTGAACCAGCCGCAGTACGAGCGCTATTTGCGCGCGAAAGAAGCCGACTTGAACGGGAAGTACGAAAAAGCCAAACGCTTCTACAAAAAGAGGATTATGGAAATGACGCGTGACTTTCTGAAGGGGGACACGGTGAACGACATTTTTGTGCTGCAATCGTTTGAAGCGTACGCCAAGGCGTGCATCGCGTATTTTAGGAACAAGGACAAGAACGACACGCTGCAGGAGGACTACATCGCCGAGTGCGTTACAGTGGGGTATTTGCCACCCATTGCAGAAACCGACTCGGTCAATTTGGGGAATGATGACGCGGACAATGATGACGCGGACAATGAAAACGCGGACAATGATGACGGCGACGGCGTTCTGAACGAGTCGTCCAAGAAAAAGCTGGACATATTGATGTCGTTTGACAAGCACAAGGGGCAGAAAATCCCCACGCTGGACACGTACGTCATTAAAACCACGCCCCCTGAGCGCAGCAATCCTGTGCCCATCCCCCAGCAACGAGAGATAAACCTGGACGATCCTAAATTCAAAACCAAGGACATTAAGCCGAAAAAAATGAAATGATTGAGCAAGCGCTTGTGTACTTAATTTTATTTTTGTAGTGTCATAGTAACATGCCCGCATGCAAATGAAGAACCAAACACAAAAGACAAGGACAGGGCCAAAGACAAGGACAAAAAAACAAACAGGTCGTAAGGGTCGTAAGGGTCGTAGTGGTCGTCGTCATCCGTTGAAAAAGGAGTTTGAACGGCTGAAGTGCGGCCCAGTGCAGGACAACTACTTCACGTGCTATGACAACGACATGCTGCACAAGTTGAGGGACGGGTGGAACGTGCGGCACCCCGACGCGCGCATTGAGACCAACGACCCCAAAGAAATATGGACGACGCTGAAGGACCGTATGAAAAGCATGTGCCGCAATGAAGCGTGCTGGATGAAGCAAATCATGGACGCCGAACCCGATCCCAAAACGCTCAACGTGTTTGCGCCCGAGGCTCCGGATTCGTGGACTCGGGACCCCGACCGCTGGCTCACCAGCGACGACATTGATAACGTGATGAAGCAGTACGAGGACAAGTTCCCCGCGTTTGAATTTTTGGGGCCGTCGCCCAGCGATTACAACGTGCGCAAAGTGGCCGGCGTGTGCGTGTGGGAAGAGCTCTGCAACTTCAGCCTGAAGAAGTACATGGATGCGGGCACGCGCCAAATCGGCGTCATTTTCAACACGGACCCGCACACGGAAGACGGGTCGCACTGGGTGTCACTGTTCATCAACATTGCACCGGATCATAACTACATCTTCTTTTTTGACAGCACGGGCTACCGCCCGCAGAAAGAAATCCGCGAATTCATCAGCACGGTCACGGCACAGGGGCGCGCCCTCGGCATTCGGTTCAAGCACTACGAAAACCGAAAGCAGCACCAGAAACTCAACACGGAGTGCGGCATGTACTCGCTCTTTATGATTGTGAACTTGATTGAAGGCACGCGCAGCCCGGAAGAGTTCATGCGCGGCGACCGAATTCCCGACCACCACATGCTGGAGTTTCGCAAGGAGTACTTTAACCAAGGGGGCAGCATTTAGCATTCGGCATTCGTCGGCATTTATTTTGTTCGGTTTACTTTTTGTCCGTTTATTTGTTCCATTTATTTTTATATAAATAAATGATATAGTAACAACCCATCGCTCATCACACATCACACATCACACAACACACATGACAACCATCACTGACACCCATTTCAGATACGCGGTGTTGTCGGATCAAAACAAGACGCTATCCATCGTTGGAGTGAACACCACCAGATATCCAACCACACTCGCTAATTGGGGAACCTTCCCCACGATTCCGCTCACGTATGCAGGGTCAAACAACACATACAACGGTGCCGGAAATCCGGCCAACGCATACAAAATCACCGCAATCGGCGCGTCTGCATTTGAATCCAGAACCGCGTTTTCAAACACGACACTCACGCCCACTTTTTTGACCAGCAATTTGACTCACATTGGGGACAAGGCGTTTTTGGCAGTGAAGCTGGTCGGCACGCTTACCATCCCCGAAAACATTGAAAGCATTGGCGCCATGGCGTTTTACAATTGCACCCTCATCACCAATATCGTCATTGGAAAGATAACGAATTCGGACGTCGTGTCCCACTTGTCGGATTTAACGGCCGTGTTGAACAAAGAAATTCTGGACCGCAAGAACGCGGACGACGTCTTGCATCTGTTGAAGGCACCCATCCACAACGCCAACCTCACAGGC